AATGAGCCCCCTAGTGTTCCCGTCTGCCGAGTGGACGCGGGTTGAGGACGGCCTGCCGGAGACGGATGGTGGCGAGTACTGGGTGCAAGAGCGCGATGGCGGGGTATGCGTCGCTTCCTTTTATGGTGGCTATTGGAGCGTAGCGGTACATTATGATTCCTACTACGCGTTCGTCATCGCCTACGCGCCGTACCACGAGCCAGAGCCGCCGGAGTGGATGGGGCAATCATGAATCTACCGCCGACAGTAGATGTATCGGAGCTTGGGGGGAAGTTGAAGGGGCACATCATCTGGGCAAAGGAGGTGATCCCATCTACGCCGGTGACGGCGATTACGTGCCTGAGCGGATACGATCTGGTAGAGATTATGCTAAAGGGCTTAGGCGGCGACACTTACACTATCAGGGCACACGCAAGCGCTGTATTGACCGTGTCAAGGGGATAGTCGGTTGGACCTAGGGGTTAGACATGGCAGCAAACAAGAACACAACTAAAGCGGCACGGGAGCTACATCTTAGCAAGGTTTCTGCCATGTACTGCGAGGGCGTTCCGCAATACAAAATTGCCGAGGCGCTTGATGTTTGCAAGCAACAAATCAGCTATGACATGCAGCTTCTCATAAAGCGATGGCAAAAGGAGTCAACGCGCAAGCTGAGCGTCTGGAAGGCACGGGAACTAGAGAAGATCAATCACCTAGAGGCGACGTACTGGACGGCCTATGCCGCATCGCGCGATGACAAATCGACGGTAAGCAAGAGCCAGCGAGTGGGTCAGGAAGTGGTAACGAATTCTCAAAAGGCCGAATCGCCAAGTGGGGATCCGCGATTCCTGCAAGGCGTTGAGCGGTGCATAGAGCGGCGTTGCAAACTGCTAGGGCTGGACAAGCCTATTCAGGTAGAATCGACAGGCGTCAAGGTTGACTATCAATCTCTGACAACGCCGCAACTATTGGCAAGGCGGAACGGCATGAGCTGGGACGAAGTGCTGGCTATGGAGCCCGACAATGGCAGCTAGTGTCATGGTGCGCGACGAGGATATAGAATTTCAATTAGTGCTCCGGCAGCGCATGGGCGACCCGCTGCTATTCAGGGAATCGGCCAGCGCATGGGATCAGTTCCGCGATAGGTATTACGATGCCCCGGTTCTGTTTGCGTCCGAGTGCATCACATGGCCAGAGGGCGATGGGCTAGCGGACTACCAGAACGACATACTCCAAGGGGTAGCGGACGTTGATAGATACGCCATCCGAGGGCCGCGGGGCATGGGCAAGACAAGCACCATCGCCATTATGATTCTGTGGTACGCGCTAACACGGCACGGGTACGATTGGAAGGTTGTTACAAGCGCAAGTTGGTGGCGACAGCTCAAGCGGTATCTATGGCCAGAGATTCACAAATGGGTGGCTCGGCTAAAATGGCGCTCATGGGCGCCAGATGTTGGGATTTACGGTGTGCCGCGTTCCCCATTGAATAGAGACGAATTACTCAAGATGGAAATTCTACTTGAGGGGGGCGTGGCCTTTGCTGTAGCGACAAACGATTCCAACAGCATCGAGGGCGCACACGCTGATTATGTGCTGTGCCTTTTTGATGAGAGCAAGGCAGTCCCGGATTCTATCTGGGATAGTGTGGAAGGCGTATTCTCTAGTTGCAAGGAGGGAAAGTGGGTAGCGGCCAGCACACCCGGCCCGCCCAGTGGTAGGTTCTATGATATATTCAAGGGACGCGCGGGGCTAGAGGATTGGGTTACGCGGGTAGTGACGGTGACAGAGGCAGTAGCGGCTGGACGCATATCGCAACGTTGGGTAGACGGGCGACTGGCTTTGTGGGGCAAGGATAGCCCATTCTACAGGCAGCAAGTGCTAGCAGAGTTCGCCGTCGAGGTCGGCAATGCGCTGATTCCGTTGTCGTGGGTAGAGCACGCGCAGGGATTATGGGATGAATGGAACGAAGGGGGGCGGTTGCGGCCAAACGGAACGCCCAGCTGGGTCACATCCATTGGGGTAGACGTAGGTGGGGGCGCGTTGCACGGAGACAAGACGACCATCGCCACGGTGTACGACGGCCACATCATTGGCGAGATAGAGGTGATTGAGAACGTGCCGGACCCGGAAGAAGCCTTGTTTTACCTTGGCGCAAAACTCATGGAATACCTGGCGGAGCATAGACAAGCGTTGTGCTTCATTGACAGCGCGGGCATTGGCGCTGGCCTCTATCAGTACGTTCGGGGTAGCACATACGGATCGCGCGTGATGCCATGGAATAGCGCATTCGGAACGCCGCTCAAGGACGAGGGCGGGTTGCGTGAGTTTTTGAACTGGCGCGCGGCCGCTTGGCTCATGCTGCGAGAGGCTATGCAACCGCAAAGGGGGCTGGGGATTGCGTTGCCGCACGATCAGGCTTTGATGGACGAACTCACAATCATCCAGCCCAAGAGCAACAATCTTAGGGACCAGCGGCGAGTCGAGAAGAAAGAGGACATACGAAAAAGATTGCACCGCTCAACGGACTGCGCGGATGCGTGCTTGCATGGGCTTATGGGCAGGGTATTAACAGAGAGCGTAGAGCAAGGCGGCACGTATATCACGGTAACGCCGTCGCAATATTCAATAGGGTAGGAGGGGGCATGACAGACGATAGGCGGGCGCACAAGACACCGGAGCTGATCGACGTAAGTATGTCAGTGTGGGAGAAGTTGGCGGCCTGCGAAGTGGCGGCTACAGTGATTCTTTATTCCATCCCGACTATGCGGTGTGCCTTCTGGGCGCTCATGAGGGGGGCATTTTGCGAGTAACACGACGGCGGTTCTTAGAGGTCTGTGGTGCGGAGATGGAGCAAGAGAGCGAGCGCATAATGGCATGGCTAAAACAGGAGGCTGAAGATGGCAGCGATTAAGCTACCCAAGATCGTAAGGCGAGAGAAATGGGACAGAGTAGACGCCAAGGCGCGGGGCTTTGATGCGGCATTTGAGCAAGCGCCGTGGTGGTTCAGCCGCCAGCACTTCTTGAAGGAGCTGGACAGCCGCACCGCCGCGTACCTACAGCGCATCACGTCTAACCAGGTGCTGCTAGGGCCGGAGGGGCTCAAGAACACGAACTCGCCAAGGGAACAGGACCGGCTGCGCTTGGTAGAGTGGGCTCGTTGGTGGCGCGTATATGACCCGCAGGTGAGCCGGGCTATTCAGGTTTGGACAGACTATGGGTTCGGCAGGGCCGTTGCTGTGACGGTTAGCGATGATGAGGTGGCGCAGGGCATTTGGGACGAGTTCTATAACGCACGGCGAAACAACTATGTGCTCGGTGACCGCGAGGTTCATAAGCTGAGCGACGACATTCTAACGGACGGCGAGCTATTCCTAGCTTGCCATACGAACCGCCTCACGGGGGCGGTGACGCTGCGGGTTATCTACACAGACGAGATTACGGATGTGCTACACGACGCAGAGGACAGAAGCGTGCCGGTGGCCTACAAGCGCCAATGGGCGGACAAGGATGGCAAGACGGTAACGAAATTCTACCGCGATTGGCGGGCTACACCAGAAGCACTAGCTCGCTTGGAATTGCCTAGAGGCGCGACGGTTGCCGGTACCGAAGAGCAAAGCGTGGTCATATTGCACGCCTCCTTCCTAGCCTATACAGAGCGCGGCTGGCCGATCACCTGCGCAAGCTACACCTGGAATGCAGCGTACAAACAGTTCGCATCTGACCGCGCGGCTGTGACTAGAAATGTTGCATCTGTGCTTGACGAATACACAACGGATACTGGGTCGCGTGGAGTCGAGGCGTTGCGGTCACAGCTTGCAAGCACCTTGGCACGCGGATCCGAGACGAACCCGCCACCGGGGGCCGGTAGTGCTCGCGTCCAGAATAAGGCGGTAACAAGCAAGCGGTTGAGCCAGTCCACGGCCGCCGGGGATGCGGCGATTGATAGCATGATGCTTCTGGCCCAGGTGGCCACGGGGCTACAGTTGCCCGCGTTCATCCTAGGCCGAACGGACATGCTACAGAACAAAGCCACAGCCGAGGTAGCCATGCGGCCAACGCTAAGGGCATGGAATCGCTATCAGCTATTGTGGAAGTCCGTATTCGAGGACATCTACACCATCGTAATGATGGGCTACGCTGAGCATGGCAATGGGCCAGTTGTGTCGCCTGATAGCAGCCCGACGGTCACGCTGAGTAGCCCGCTAGACACCGACTTTGAGGCGCGTTGGAACATGCTAATAGCCATGAATACGGCGGGGCTAGTAGACGCTAAAGTGCTATCGCAGGTGGCCTTGCAAATGCCAGAGTTGGGCTTGAGCACCAACGAGGCGCAACGGGCGCTTGATCTAATGTACCCAGAGACGCCGACAGGTGAGCCGCCCGGCGAGGAGGACGCAGCGTTCGCAGCGGGGGTAGCGTCCTTGCTAGAGGGAGACACAGCCGCGCTATGGGATCAACTGGAGGAGAAGGCGAATGAGCCTATCGGCTGACTGGACAAAGTTGATTGTTCGAATTGTAACAGACGACTGGACGCCTAACAAACAAACAGAAGCATGGGCCCGTCGCAGCGTCAATGACGCCTATCTGACTGGCGCGATATTGCGCAACGTCAAGACGCTGATAGGTGGCGAGCGTGACATTGTGCGTAGGCTGGAATGGGCCACGATTGCCGCACTACATGCGCTAGCAAATCTGCCACAAGGGGACGCCAAGGCGGATCTAGTAGGGCAATTGCAAGGTTGGTTTGAAGCTGTCACTGAGTACGGGGCGGGCCACGCCTCGCTACAGGTGGGCACGCTCTTGGTGCGGTATTCGCCCGTGCTGGCAGAGGCCGCTAGCGCCGTCCAGGAGATCATTGAGCAATACGAATACAACGTCTGTATAGCCATGCACGAATACTATCGGCGGGGGGGGCGGCAACCCTCCGACTTTAACAACGCCATGGTGGAGGATATCCGCATCTACTATGGCCAAATCATCGACGCAATCTATAGCGAGCGCGGTATGAATCGGAGCGCGGACGCCACGCCAGAAGAGAGAGCCTATGCAGAGAACATGGCCAGCGGGGCGATGAACTATATCCACGTTACGCGGGCAACGCTGGATGGTTACATAGCCGAGCGTGACGCCTTTGTCCTAGAGCTGTTCGGCACCACCTACGACGAGATGCCTGTAGAAATACAGCGCGTGTTCAATGACAGATTCGATAAGTGGACGGCGATGATAGATCGAAGCTGTGTGCTGTGGGGGCAAAGCCTCATGGCCATGTCGGTCGGGCTCAAGGTGATGCTGGATTCGGATCG